TAAACACATCAACAGCAGTGGTTAGATACATCTGTTGTAGTCTGTTTGGCAAGTTATGTAGTACAGTACGAAAGTGGGTCTGAACACCCCAGATCCATGACTGGCTGACCAATTCTTCACCAGCCTTGTTGGTTGCAGAACCCTGCATTGAGTACTGAGCTCTGATTGCACCGGTGTTTGCCACCAAGTAGTCACTGATCTTCGCACTCAGTGCTGGAACAGTCATCATGATGGTTGGGTTGCCATTGTTTGCATAGCATGCATCAGATGCAGCCTGCCATGCGGTCTGGGTCAATGCAGCCTTGTCATTCGCATTTGGAACAACTGCAGCAGTGACCTTGGTTGTGGTGTTGAAACCAGATGCACCGTTTGCAGATGCTGATCCACCACCACCCAAGAACTGGTTGGTTTGTAGCCATGAACTGAATGAACCCAACTGACCTGCAGTGGTGTCACCATCATCAGCGACTGAACCCTGATTGGATAGGATGATGACTTCAAGATCACGAAGCAATTCAGCCTGACGATCAATTGTCTGGAATGCGATTTCATCAGAACGACCGATGATGTCCTGTGGTAGCAAGTCATCATTGATTCTGATGATCTTACGAGTGTTCTGAATATGGTTACCAAGTCTTGTACCAATTCTGGTGTCGTCACCCACAGCGTCTGCACCTTCAACATACTTGTTGTTGACATTTGGTGCTGCTAGAGTCTTTTCAGTCCACTCTAGGTAACGATTGACTGCAGCTGGACCATCACCAACTGATTCGATGAATGGAGTTTCCTTGAGATTCTTTTCCCAAATCTTCTGTTGAACCTGTTCACGGATTAGTGATCCGCCGGTTGCTGCCTTATATGATGCAGATGAGCCTACTGGTGCTGTCATGATTGTGTCTTCCTAAAATGTTGCTGAGATATCAAATGTTCTTCAATGAGTCTATGAGAACCCTATTTGGGTCAACATATCCTGTCTTCTTGGTCTCGACCTTTGGTGGAGAATTCTTCTTACTAGCAGGAGTTGGGCGTTTGTTGCCTTCCACCATACCAGCCAGAGCCTTCTGTACACGTTGTTCACGCTTCCAAGAGTCACGAACAAATTTGATTAGAGCTGCATTGTTGAGACTGTCAAAGCCTCTGCTTCCCTTACCAAAATAAGGTTCCAAATATTCATTTAGAGCCTTACCATCAGACATTGCCACAGCCTTGTCATTCCACTCAGGAATTAGAGTCTTTAGCATCTTCTGCTGTTCATGTTGCTTGGTAGCCATCTCTTCACGACCTGCATTGACAATTGCATCGAAATGCCCTTGTGGGATTACTCCCTTCAACTTAGTCACGATAGACAACAACTCATTCTTGGTCTTCATTGCATCACGATCAAATGATGCCTTGGATTCCTCAAATGTCAACTTATCCACTTCATACTGTCTCAAACCTTTCATGTGGTCTTTCAATTGTCCGAGGGTGACTTTCTTACCATCACCATCCATCACAATCTCTAGACCAAACACATCCTCTACTTTCAGTCCTAGCTTCTCAGCAACTTCCGCAATAGATAGCGGTTTGGTGTTTTTCTTAGAGCTCTCGCTCTCACCGGTGTTGGCAGACTGGTTCTCACCAGATGCAACGTTTGAAGACTCAGATGTGTCTGACCCTTCAATTGTATTTATAAAGGAATTGAATAGACTCTCACTTTCTGAGTTATTCTCTTGGTTTGATGATTCGTTCACATTGCTTTCTAACATGGTTTCTAACCTCGTCTATCGCAGATACTAGATTGAATAGTTGTTCACGCTTCTCTGGCGTGCTGGCTCTCTTCCAATCTTTATAGAGAGACAGTTCTTGTTCTTCAAGGATCTTGGCCAACAGTTTGTTGGTGAGCAGCTTCTGTGCTGCAACAATCTCCTCAGGTGTTGGCAGTGGTTGTTTCGGTGTTGCCACTTAGACCATCCTTCAATTCTCTTGTAACATCATTGGTGAGCTTGGTCTTGACCAAATCAACCAATGATGCATTCTCAGCTGTTAGAAGCTTGACAGACTCCTGCAGGTTGGCGATCTTCAGATCAACAGCAGCCTGTAGCTCATCACCATACTTCTTGTATGCCAATTCGATTTCCTGCAGCTTGATAGAGTGGGCCAACAAACCCTTACCCTCGGTGCGCTCCTGTTGCTGTGCCTGTGATTGTCTTTGTGCAGCGGCCTTTGACTCATCAGACTCTGGGTTGATCAAGAACCTCTCAGGATTGGTGATGTAGTTCTGACGGCACCAGTCAATCATTGCATTGTAGTAGTTCTTGTCTGTGACCAAGATGCCATTCTTGCCACTGGACATCAAATACTGCTGGGCCTTGATGAGCTCACCAGTTGCTGATGTGACACGCTGTCTCTCACCAATGGACATTCCCACCTTGATTGTGGCTTCTTGTCTTTGTGGCCACTCACTAGGAGTTGTCTCAACCCAGATGCCACTCATGTTGGTCTTCAATGCACCAATCCAATTCTCACGTAGAACCTTGTGCATCAACAAGAATGCTGGTCTGACCATTGTCTCTACGATGTTCTGTGTCATGAGAGCAACAAGCTGTTCTTGAGCAGAGTACATGCGATCAACACCTTGTGATCCCATTGCTGAGCTCATCTGTGTCTGGCCACTGGACATCTGTAGTGCTGATCCACCCAATTCATCACGAACACGATGCTGGTGTTCAATGTTCATCAAGATGCCCTGAGTCAAGTCAACAGCATTGATTGTTGCAACTGCATCTTGAACTGGGCCCTTGCCACTGACAGGGATTGAAGCAAATGGGTCTGGATCAGTGACATCATCACCATCAACAAGCTCAGTGTTGAAGATCACACGCTGTCTGTTCACAATGGCTGTGTTGTTCTGTAGAGCTCTATGAAGACCTGTGCTGATGTCCTGTACATTCTTGAGCTTGTCATACATAGACATGCCCTGTGCACTGTGTGATCTCAACAATGCAATTGCTGTGACATATGGCACATATGGGGAGACGAGTTCATCTTCTAGAATGACATTGTCACGAGCAGAGTAGAGAACACGATGACGTTCAACGACACCATCATCATCAGCATCATAGAGAACATAGCACTCATAGTATTCAATCACATCAAGAGCCTTCATGGCTTCTGGGTGGTTCTTCTGGAAGTCTGTTTCTCTCTGGCGAATGTCCTTGAGTGGATCAAATGTGCTGCTGCTGAATGCTTCTAGATCATTGACTGTCTTCTTGTCTAGACCCATCTTGATCAGATCAGAACGAGTGGCCTGGTGTCTCTCAGCAAAGAATGGCACATCATCAAATATGTGTGTTGGCCAGTTTGGTGTGTATGAGATGTTCTCTGGTGGGACTGCCTGCATCTTTGGTTCTTGATAGATGGTCTTCTTGGTGATGCGAAGTGTGTTTGGCTTGCCCTTCACAGCCTTGACTGTGATAGACTCCTGTTCTGTGTTCTCTTTCTCTAGACCAGCAATTGCCAATGCAGCATCTTTTGCTGTTGGGAAGTATGCATCTTTGCTCTCTACCTTCTCAGTCTCATCAATCCACACCTTGAGATAGCCATTGCGTAGGATGAGAGCATCTTTGATCACAGCCTGGAATGTCATGTAGCCATTGTTGAACAGTTTGTTCTGTACAACAGCTGACTCCATTGCTGACTGATCTTCATCATCGGGCCCTGTTGGCTTGAATGTGGCCAAACAATCAGAGTTGAGAGCACCCATCATGTTGGACAGCTGTGCTTCAACAGCTGCACTGATCTCTGTGGCAATGACTTGTGAACCATTGATGACCTGATCTGGCTTTGGACGACCAACATAATATCTCTCTGCTTCTGCTCTGTCTTGCATCAGCTGACTGTTGGTGCCACCTTCAGCATTCTTGATTGATGCTGATAACAGGTTCTTTAGTTCATCGTCTTTCATTGAGTATACTCTTTAGGCTGTTCCGAATACAGACTTATTTAGACGTGAATAATCCAATGGCTTGTATTTCTTCTTCTTGATTGATCCACCTTGTCCAGCCACATGTGAACAGTATGTGCGGAATGCATCGACCCAGTGTGTCTCTGGTGAGTGTAGTGGCTTGTCCTGGAACAGACCTTCAGCAGTTGTTGGTCTGGCTCTGTATCCTGACAGAGCTTCAGTGAATGTGAAGTTGTTTGGCATGCCATAGCTGTCTGGTGTGTTGTCTATGTAGGTGTGTGGCAGCTTGTCACGAACATGTTCTATTCCGTCTTGGATGTTCTTGACACGACTGACTGTGTGAGTGTCCTTCCAATCATGTTGTTCTTTGAACTTATCCATACGAGACATTCCCATTCCTATCTCATATGACTCACCATCATGTGGTAGAAGAAGAACAGAGTTCTTGGACCACACTCTATCTTTGATGTCATCTACAATCTTGGCAATGCTGGTCTGTCTCCAGCTGTCACTGGCGATCACTCTTGGTGTGTTGTATGGATCTTGTACATAGACACAGACTGTTAGATCACCACGACCACTGTGGCCAAGATCAAATGCACAATACACAGGTAGATTAGGATCATACTGGATAGGACAGATGCGACCCTCTTTGTCCATGTTCATCATCTCTTCAGCGAAGTATGCACCCTCAAATGCGGCCATTGGAGAACAGTAATACTCCTGTTGCAGCAGTGCTTCACTCATTCCTTCTAGACGCTCTGCCTCCATGTGTGTCTCATTCAAGATCTTGGTGTCATCTATTGTCTTGATTGTACAGAACCAGTCTTTGTTTGTCTTCAGTCTCTGGTACATCTGATATGCATGGTTCTTGCCACGATATGTCGTGATGAAGATGACCCAGCCATTGTTGACACGAAGAATGGGACGCAGATAGTCCCATGCTGTTGGCTCACACAATGCCCACTCACTGAAGATCAGACCAATTGGATTGGCACCAACCAACTTGTCACTGTCTGCGCCCTTGAGTTGTATAATAGAACCATTCACCAATTCAATCAGCATCTCACTGTCATTCTTGCGAACACAGATCTCATCTGGGAAGATGTGGTCAATCATTCGCTGACCATCACTGTCTATGTTCAACCACACATCTTGTCTTGCATGTGTCTGTGTTGGATAGATGATCCAATATGTTCCTTTTTCATCAAGTGCACACTTTGCAGCGAGATTGGCCGCAAAGTTGTCCTTCCCAGCACGACGATGCCAGATGTGCATCTGTCTGCGCAGACCAGAGTCAAATGCTTGCAGTGCTTCTATCTGGTGTTGGTATGGATCCCAATTGTATGGGATGGTGATCAGATCATCTTCAGACATTATGGTGCAGAGCCAGAGTTGGTGTTGGCCTTGTAGTTCATCACACCAATATTCAGCGGCTTGCCATCAGATGTTAGATCAGAGGCTCTTGGCAACATCTTGGAGAACTGGGTGTAGAAGATCGTCAGTGTGTTGATGTCTGTAGATGCCCAATTGAAGAGACCATCTTCACCACCAAGTCTATTGTAGACATTCTCATATGCAGTGGCAACAGTCAGAGCGATGTTCATCTTGTTCTTTCTGCTTGGCTTGGATCCACCTACGAATCTCTCACCACCATTGAAGTCTTTGTCTGCCATGTCTTGTTCTCACTGGGTTTCTAACCTAGATCAATATTTAGGTTCAGGATAGCTGCCTGTCATGTAATAGACCTTTGCATCCAAACAGAGCACCACTGCATAAGTGATATTCTCAGAGTCACAGATGATCCTTCTATGGTCTTCCCAATCAATCTGTTCAAGAGCGAAGGGCTTGAGTCTGTCATCAAGCCCTGGGATGCCCTTTGGATAGTGCAACTGGAATTGCTTTGGGAATGGATCATCACTCATCGATTATCCCACCAATCTTTTATCATTAGAAAGGCCAACACCCATGCTGGCCATAAACTAAGACAAATATAAATTATAAACGCCACATTACCTGATGGATGTCCATGTTGGAAGCTGTTGGTGAACATTAGTGTGGGCATGGCATCATACTCCCAATCTGATTAGAATGATACACACAAGACTAATAGCAATGACTGTTAGATATGTGTATCCGAGGAACTTTAGGAATTTCATGGTTGCTGCTTCCTCAGTTCTGCATACACTGGTTCCAGTTCTATAGAACATTTTACATAGGAAGCTTGTGACTCATTGAATGATTTCAACAAGCTTTCACGTGAACATATCCAAAATACTCTTTCATCTCCCATAGAAGGATCTAAATTTGCAAGGATTTTGTCATGCTGCAGCAATGACTCCAAACACGTCTTCATATTTTTATAATAACATTCTTGTTTTCTTCTCATATCTTCTTCTTTATGGATAAGAGCATCCAACAATGCATTTGGTGAATCTGAAAGAATACCTTTTTCTCTATATCTATTGAATGGCCACATATCTTACTCCTTCATCGCGATCATAGTAGATGACCCATTATTGGATCGAACCTCAAAACACATCAATTCTCTTTCCTTATCCGGATATATTCCATAGAAAGTGCGCTTTTCAGGCATAGAGATATTATCAGGTAACTTGATGCCAGCTGCAACGAGAATACCAACTAGTTCTGTAATTGTTTCTCTGTAATTTCTAATATAATCATGAATTCCCTTTCCCGCTAGTGCATAATTTCTTCTATCAATCAGATTGAATATGGTCTTTTCTCCATTATGATCAATAAAGAATTCAGCCAAATGTATGTCTCTTGATAATAGATCATGAATAAAATCTACAACATATGCTGGCAATGGTTTTGGTTCTTTCATTGGATCTTGCATCTCTTTCTCCTTGGCGTGGTGGCGAGATTGCCACTCTACTTTTATTTAGGTGAATCAACTTTTGGGCTAAATAAGAAGTCGACCTTGGCGGGTGACTGGCTCTTCCCCAGAGCTTCAGTTTTTGGTAATCTGGATCAATAGCATGTACCTATTGGATCAAAAACCATCTCTTCTCTAAAATTGATTCTATATAAGTATCTTCGGACGCATGCATTTCGTCCTTCTCAAACAATAGGTGCATAGTCCTGTCACAAGGATACCAATATGTGAACCACCTGACTGATAAGGTGCAAAGATCTGAGGATCATTGAACAGTCAACCGCCTCACTTTCTCTATTGCGAGTAGACTTTCCGGGGCCGTGCGCTTGGTACATGCAAACGATACTATCAGCGGGATAGACAAAAATCTATCTCCAAACCAAAACACCTGGTAAGGTGGGCAGACGAGCTGGTCCCTCGATAAAAGGATAACTGATAGAATAAAGGTTGTACCACTCAGACGTCGTCTGTATCACTAGACAGTGGGCAGGCAGAGTAGACGGAAATCGGACTATTCCCTCTGATCTCTACTGGGTTGATGAACTAGTCAATTCCCTAAATAAAACATAGAATGAATTACGTGATCTACCAACCGCCAAGGAGAACACACATGATCAATTGGACCCACATCAAGAAGCTCCCACAGAGATTCCCACAACAAGCTGTCACAATGGAAGATGTTGAGACCGCACTTGGTCTGTTCCTGATCCCAAAGACATCTGCTGGACTGGACTTCAGCTACATTGGTGTCATCATCTGTATACTGAAGACATGCAAAGACCAGACCATTGCACAACAGGTGTTTGATGATTGGTTGAGAGACCAAGGTGCCTACAAGAAGGCTCACTTCCTATGGAATGGCTACAAAGAAGGAAAGAGAAGTGAGAAGCCAAGATGTTCATTGAGAGCATTGGCATTGGTGGGGAGACTCACACAGGATATACCTGTAGAGTCAAAAGGAGCAACGTTCAGAGGTGACTTTGTACTAGAGCCTGATGTAACCCCCAAGGAACCAGGATTGGAGGAATTCTATGAGTGAAGATGCAAAGGCTGAAGCAGAAGTAGAGATTCTAGATCTGTTGTTGAAGATTGAAGGACAACTGAAGGAAGCCATTGAGAAGGTTGATCTTTGTTGGTCACCTTCTGGTCACATGGCTGTCAAGCTCAAGACTTCCACATTCTTTTGATTGAATTGTAGATCTTGGCTGGGACCCAATAGAACTGGATGGTGATTGCACCACCAGCTATTGCAAGTCCCAGTTGTGTGAGTGTCACTTTGATGACTTATACTTCTTGATCATTAGAACCAGAGAGATGATTGCAGCTGCCATACCACAGACAGCAGTGATGATCTTGGTTCCAGCTGAGATGAGATCAGCGAAAGATGTCAACCAGAGAGTGAGACCCACTAGATTGAATGTCCATGCAGCTTTGTGTTCTGCAGCAACAGATGCAACATGTTGTCCCAGGTGCAGGATAGATTGTTTTAGTATCATGACTTTGTCCTTAGATTGTGTTAGAGTGATCATGATATAGATTAGGGGAAGCACCAGAAGAGACC